ATTGTTTTGTCAATCACAAATTTAAAAAACTTTTTGCACGGTGCTGAAAACCGCATAAAACCGTGGTTTCTTGGACTTTTAAAAAAGAAAATGCATAGTTGATTGATGTTTGCTTGTCATTTGCCTGTGATTTGCATGTCATTTGCCTGCGATGCAACTATGCAAAAAGTCTTGAAAACCGCATAAATACGTGGTTTCTTGCCTGCGATTTGCCTGCGATTGTGGTTGTCACGTTGCTTGTTATACATTATAAGAGGAGGGATGTTACATGGCATTAATAACTTGTACTGAATGCGGGAAAGAGTTCTCTGAAAAAGCTTCTGCTTGTCCAAATTGTGGATGTCCAACAGAGGAAATCTTAAAAGAATTAGCTACTGTTTCTACTGCTGATAATGAAGTTCCGCAGTATGAAATTGATGAAAAAACGATTGAGATTGCTATAGAAAAAGGTATTGTTAATGAACCTAGTGATTTAATTATCACAGCAGGTAAATATACAGATAGTGGTTTTCTTTCTACGCTAACACATATACTTTATGTAGCAAAAGACAGCTTCTATTTATGCCGTTTTGATAAGGCAGAAGAGAATCCAAAAGAAGATATTATTGTCAAACTTGATTATACAAATGATGCTATTAATCAGTTAACTTATGATTATGAAATGCGTAAATTTAACGGTAATTTTGGTTTTAATGCAAGCAAAATCAAAGCGGATAAAGACAGGTCTAGGGATGCTTACTATGAGATTTTGAAAAAGGTAGACAGAAAAAAAGCCGAAGATTTTTATAAGATTTTTTATCTGGATGCACCATACTGTCCTAAATGTCATAGTTTGAATATAGGATATGAGTTTGTACAGGACTCAGCTAAAACAAAGGGAAAATCTGAGGTCCGTAAAAAGAGTGTTGTGACTCTTGCAGGTAACAGTCTGGGACGTGCAGGTATGATTGCTGCTACTGGTGGTCTATGGGCATTAACACCTAAAAAGTCTAAATACAAAGAAAAGAAATCATCCAAGACAGATATTAACAGTAAACAAATGGCAATTTGCCAAGACTGCGGTAAATCTTGGGAAGTTAAATAACAATAAAAAAAGACCGTACCACACCCGAATGTGGTACAGTCTCCAAAAACACTGTTTTTGATTTAATGAATCTTAACCAACTATTATTGTATCATTAACAGTGCGGTCACGCAAGGGTATAAAAAAAGAGCTACCGTGAAGACTAATAAGAATCGGTAACTCCTTTTTCCATAACATCGTTGGATTATAAAATATTAAATTATAGAAAGTTCATTTATATTGTAACACATCTATGTTATTTTTCAATCTTTTTAAAAACCACTCTTGCATGGCTGTTATTTTTGTACCCATTTTTAACTAATTTATAACTAAGGAGTGATACAATGGCAACAGCTAAATTTAAAAAAGGGAAAGACGGTTACTATTCTACCAACGTGTGGGATGGTACATACAAGGATAACGGTAAAAAAAAATATAAACACCTGCGATCTCCAAAAAGCTCTAAGGACCTTGAAAAGAAAGTAAAAGAATTTGAACGATTAAGGGATGAACGTCGTGGAATCATTGAAACTGACATATTATTTATTGAATATGCTGTACAATGGAGACATTTATACAAAGAATTTAGTCGTGCTAATAATACAAACAAAATGTATGAAAACATTATCAACGTACATTTTATTCCGATAGCTTATACCAAATTGCAAGACATTGAGCGAAAACATTTCCAATTGCTATTAAACCATGCTACAGGGCATCCACGAACTCAACAGCAGATTGCTATGACATTCAAGCAAATATTGCGTAGTGCTGTACGTGATCGTATTTTCTCTGCTCAAACATTCGCAGACGTTTTTGACGATTTTGAGGGAATCAAATATAAAGCAGACGAACAACGTGCTTTGACACCAGACGAACAGAGAGCCGTTTTTACGGCAGATTTTAAACCAATGGATAAATTGTATGCCTACATCCTTTACGGCTGTGGATTAAGGCGTGGAGAAGCTCTAGCACTAACAGAAAGTGACTTCGACTTAGAAGCCCATACAGTATCTATCACTAAATCTCACGACATATCAGATAATATTCCTTTTGTAAAAACGGTAAAAAATATAACTAACGGAGAAAGAATACTTCCAATTCCTAACAGTGTATTTGATTATATATCCGACTATATATCTATGCTGAGGAAAGACAAAAGAAAATATCTTTTTGTAAACCAAAACTACAAACCTATGACAAAATCTGGTTTTCGAAGAATGTTTGACAGAATATTAAAAGCTATGCAGACAGTCAGCCCTAGTATCATCGAGGGATTGACAAGCCATGTTTTCAGACATAATTATTGTTCTTGTTTATGCTACCAGATTCCACTTATCAGTATCAAGATGGTTGCTAAATTAGTTGGAGATTCAGAAGAAGTTGTAATGAAAGTATACAACCATATCATGATGGAAAAAGAAGATAAAGTGTCTGCTGTAAATAATGCATTAAGTTTCGTAGATTTGGAACAAAAAATGGAACAACCAGTGGAACAAAAAATGGAACAACTCAGAGATTTATTATCATGGCTTTTCAAGAATGTTTCTGGAACAAAAATGGAACATGGAACAGCTATGGAACAAATACTTCCCTAAACTTCAAGTTACTTTCGGTTACTTTTAAGGGTATGATTTTTAGATAAGTCATATCCTTAAAAACCGCATAAATACAAGAAAAGCACGGTATTTAGCCATTTGGCAACCGTGCTTTTTTATAGTGAGCGTGCGGGGATTCGAACCCCGGACAACTTGATTAAAAGTCAAGGGGTCAAAATGCTCTCAAACCGCATAAACTCATGTTTTCTCAATTTTGGTTGGAACGAAAATGGAACATTCTCGCTTCAACGTTGTTTATAATATCATATCATTTTCGACATTGCAACTACTTTTTTCGATTTTTTTTCAAAGCTGTGCAAGTTTTCTTTCCTGCATATGTTCCAGACGTGTTCCATCCTAACTGTTTCCAGTATTTCTTCAAGGCTTGCGTTGTCTTTGCTTTCCAGATTCCGTCAACCGCTAATGGATGTTCGTTTGCATATGTACAATTTGCGTTCAGCTTCTTCTGTAACCACTTGATCGCATTCTTGGAAGAGTTCTTTTTTACAACGCTGTATGATACTTTTACGTTATCATATTTAGGTCGTCCATATCCTGCGATACGGCTGTTACTCTTTGCGTAGGATTTCTTGCATACAGCACCACCGTTTGGTACAACGGCTGTTCCATTAGATGTGTTTCCCTCGATCGTGAACACCATCTCATCAGTTACTGCATACACAATCCCAGTGTGACAGATTCTTTGAGAGTTTTTGAAGAAAATCTGATCTCCAATCCGCGGTGTTTTATGCCACTGGTCATTGTCTTTGAATTTTTGCGCCGATGTTGGAGTGTATGCACTAAATCCATGTAAGAGATTTTTTGCTACATCCCTGCCGTATGCCTGCACCATACACCAATCCACGAACATGTCGCACCAGTAGGCATCTGGTCCGTTAATACCAAAGTATGCTCCGTACTTAGTGTAGTTGTTGCTACCTGCGTTTTTTGTCTTACTGTTTAGATTCTTCTTGCTTTTCTTCTCTAAGTATCCGACTTCTCCTTTGGCTACTGTAAGAAGTTTGTCTACCGTATGTGCCATATTAGTCCTCCTTATATTCGATTACTTCAGCAATATCTGTTTTGTTATTTGCAAGCTTACTATCTTTTACCCCCGGTGTTGTTGGGTCTGTAATAATGCCTACTGCAAAGACAATGTTAAGTAATATTCCAATCCCCTGTGTAACCATATCCTCTGATATTGATGGCACAATTCCCAAAAGTCCTAAAATCTGATAGATTGTGCTGACGATTAAACCTGCGATAGATATTAATGTTGCTTTATTCTGTAGTCTTAATTTAAAATTCATAATTAGTTTCTCCTCGTATTATATAGTAGTAGTTTTTAGAGACCCTCTCCAAGGTCTTTATAACCATTAAAGTCATAGTCCATTCTTTACCTCTTCTGTAGGTTCGACTATGATATATAAGATGCTGTGGATTGGTTAATTTCTCCTACCACTAGATGGTTTACGAAAGGCTCCAACCACAGTCTCTTTGTTCATTTGTTAATCAGTTAGATACCGCATGACGGTTTATTTAGAACGAGGTTACAATCGCAAGGAGCACCCTGTGGTTCTAAAACAGTATCAAATTCATTTCAAAGGAGTTTTATTATGATTTACGTAGGAATTGATGTTGCTAAGGATAAGCATGATTGCTTTATCACCAACTCTGATGGAGAAGTGTTATTTAAAGCATTTACCATCACCAACAACTTAGATGGTTTTAATGAACTTCATCAAAAGATTGCTTCCGTTATGGATGATGTGACAAAAGTAAAAGTAGGACTGGAAGCCACCGGACACTACAGTTACAATCTCCTCGGATATCTCATTGATAAAGGTTTGCCCACCTATGTTATCAATCCGTTACATACAAATCTGTACAGAAAAAGTCTAAGCCTTAGACAGACGAAAACGGATAAAGTAGATGCCCGCACGATTGCTTCCATGCTCATGTCTGATGTGAACTTAAAGTCCTACTCAGACATATCTTACCACAACGAGGAGCTAAAGTCATTAACTCGTTATCGTTTTGACAAAGTGAAAGAACGTGCCAAGCTGAAAACCTCCGTTTCAAGACTTGTCTGTATCTTATTCCCCGAATTAGAAAAACTTGTGCCAACTCTCCATATAACATCTGTTTATGCATTGCTTTCTGAATTTCCCGGCGCTAAACATATAGCCACCGCACACCTTACCAGACTTACAAATCTTCTTTCCGAAGCTTCCAAAGGTCGATATGGTAAAGATACTGCTATTACTTTCAGAGATGCTGCAAGAGCTTCTATCGGCTCAAATATGCCAGCCAAATCTCTTGAATTAAAGCACACCATCAAACTCATTCAGGAACTTGATTCAGAGATTGATGAAATCGAAAATGAGATCAAAATCATCATGGATGAAATCAACTCTCCAATTCTTAGCATTCCCGGAATTAACTATCGCATGGGCGCTATGATTATTGCCGAGATTGGTGATTTCAATCGTTTTGATTCTCCTGATAAAATCTTAGCTTATGCCGGCTTTTCGCCATCAACATATCAATCCGGACAACTGGATGGTGCCTACGCACATATGGAAAAACGTGGCTCCAGATACCTGCGATACGCTCTGTACAATGCCACCAAGTATGTCTGCCACTGGGATCCAACATTTGCAGCCTATCTTGCTAAAAAACGAGCGGAAGGTAAGCATTACAATGTTGCCATATCACACGCTGTAAAAAAACTGGTTCGAGTGATTTATCATCTTGAAAAAACAAAGCAGCAATACATAAAAGCAGCTTAAATCTTTCTAATTCAATACTCTTTTTTGAGCACCTGTCACGATGCTCTTTTTGTCATGCAGTTTTCAAGGTTCAATGAACTCTAACTGAGTTCCAAATATATCTAAAATACATTTCTGTACTTTATTCAAAAAATATCATTTTAAGGCTTGACTTTTAATAGTTAGTCTTTCATTTGTTGAATGCTTATGTTAATATGTGATTGGAGATTTCTAGTCTTTAATCTCCGTAATTTATTTAATTCCGAAAACTCTGATATATTTAACACCATGATCAGCAGATAATTTTATAGTCGTAGCCGTATCGCTTGCATATGTAAAAGAAGCTATGGATATTATATTGTCATTCGAACCATGAGCCACGAAACTATAGGATTCGCCTATTGTTTCGAAGATAATTCTTGGGACCGTTACAATGCTACGAATATCATTATCACTAACACCGAACGCAAATACAATAAATTTGTAATCACTCAATTTTCGGCCGCCATAGTGGCTAATTGTTTGACTTACTGTTGAGACAGATGTTCCTTCTATAATCGTATCGTAATCACTATTTAACGTAGAAATATCTGATTGTATTTTACTTATATCGTTTTCTATATTTCCAATCCCTAATTTAGTTTTAATTAAGGACACGATTGTTGACCACTTAACCTTACTGGCGGTACTCCCACCAGTAAGCATGTAGTCTGAATCTGAGATGGTCTTTTTCTCTGTTAAATCTGAGATATGTACTAAAGGTATATTAATTGCCATAACATCACTCCTTAATTCAACTTGTTTTCTCTGACGTAGCTTCTGATAGCATCAATGTGCTTTTTAAGTTCTTTATCTACTACCCAGAAATTTTCTTTTTTATTCTGTGACAATGGTTCTCCTGTGTTATCGTCAATCTCATTGTATGTGTATGATACTCTGTCTCCACCGTCAATATTTAATACCATAAAACTACTCAACTGTTTCATTTAAAATTTCCTCCTGCTCTTTAATTAAATCGTTGATTTCTTCCATATATTCTTTCTCATAGTCAATCACTTCTTCTTTTTCTGAGTTATCGAATTTTTCAAGTCGTTCAAATTCGTAATCTCTCTGAATTGCTTTGATTTCCCACGAAAATTTAAGGTTTTCAGTGCCTCGAACGACAAAGTAACTATCGGTCTTTTCTTCTACCCATAAATCGCCTTGCCCCTCTTTCTGCAAGAATACTTGGTACTCAACACCTGTGTTTACTGTCTCTGAAAATATATCGTCAATGTCGATGTAACACTTTCCTTTATCATCAGTTTGTGCCGTTCCAATGTCTCCAAAATATGGGGTTGCTGTTTCATAACAATACTGCTTTCTTGTATCATAATTTTCTGTATCTATTATTCTGTTTTTTTCTCCGGTAACAGACAAACTTCCGCCAATAGTAACTGGCTGATAAAAACTTGATCTTTCTTTTCCAAAATGAAATTTATATTCACTTACCGACCCAAGATAAAGTGATTCATCCGTCATATGCATTGTTATGTCTGTCTGTACTGTAATTGGTCCACTGCTGTTATTTTTTAATACAATCTCATCTGGGGACAAAATCGCACATGCACCAGTTCCATCCTTGTTTTCAGATAAATATATACCACCGAACACGTCTGGTGTTATACACACATATGATATTGGCTTTTCTCCCATACCTGATATATAATGCGTTACGACTATCCCTTTCGTGTTTATGTCAACAATTTCATTGTCATTTGCATCATAAACGTGCATTTGTCCATTACCGTACGTGTTTGCTTTTCCACCAAGATTTAATGTTCCACCTCTAGCATAAGTAAAATTGATATACAACTTACCGTCAGACCCACGATAAATACCTTGCCATGCTCCGTCGTTGGTCAGCAGATTGAATATATCTTCGTGAGTCAGTGCATCTACGTCAATGGCTACTGGAATTGTCTCAATATCCAACACCTGTGAAAATCCACCTGCGGCATACATCGTACACCTTAACGCTGTAAGATTTCTTGAGATACCGATACCACTTGAACCGCTTGCTGTGATACCGCTTGAACCACTCGCTAGTACAGAGTACAGTGCGTGAGTAATGTCCGTTTCATCTGAGGATGAAGTATAAACGGTCGTGTATGTATCTCCGTCTGTTGTTTCTTCAATTTTGAATCTACATTTATAGGCTGTACGTGCTGTTGCTGTACCGTCACGGTAGTAACCAGATAATGTAATGTAGTTCGGCACAATCGTGTTGTCTGCAGACATTTTCACGATACTTGACGATGTTTCCATGAAGTACGTTCTTCCTGCACTTCCTTGCGGACCAGTTGCTCCCGTATTCCCTTTTTCTCCCTTATCTCCTTTTGCACCTGTCTCTCCAGGGATACCGCCTTTTAATTTAGCAATGTCAAATCTTTTCGTAACAGAATATGTATTTAGGTAATTTGCTGTAATATCCACCCATCCCACGTCTGTTGTTAATGCTGTCACAGTGTATGTGTGAGTTGAATTGTTCCAAGAACCTACGACACCGCTTGACTTCTGCACATTATAAGTACAGTCGTTAGATATGTCGGTATGACCGTACAAAACCTGTGCTGTCGTGCGGCACTCTGGAAACGTTGTGTACTCTCCCTTATAATCTGTCGTGATTGCTTGATAATCGTTGTCCAGATTGATAATCATTGCACGAGATTTTCTGGCTTCTTCCAGTGCCTTATTGGCTGTCTCATCGTCCGTGTACTTGTTAAGCTTCTGCCAGTCGGTTTCCACATAACTTGCACCCTCTCCCCTTACTACAACGCAAGTAAGGATGTCTCCGTTCTGTCCTTGATTCCACATATCGCCAGTATCATAAGGTGGTGTAGGCTGTGTCAAAAATACACGACATTTACTGTCTGCTGTGGACTGTGCGAAAGATGCTGTCCTTAATGCTTTTGTAACGTCCGTGTCTTGTACTAACTGCCACTTCCATGTGTCGCCATCTTTGAAGAATCTGTAGGCATATCCTTTAGATTTCCAATAAAATAAGTCTCCCTCATGCTTCTTTTTATCATCTTCTGTTGTCCAGTCAGAAGCAGGGATATTTTTTAATGTTGGTTCGTAATCGTAGTAGAACGTCTCAATTTGTCCGTCTATCTGGTTCTGTAGGTCCGCTACACTTTTTGTAACTGTTTCTGCAAAATCTGATACTTTACCATCTGCGTAGTTCTTAGATTCTTTCACTGCATCACTGATTGCTTCTGGTGCTGATTTACCACCGATTGTGACGTTATCTCCAGAAATCTTTACAGTACCAGTCTCCATGTCTGCATAGAAGATAATGTTTCCAGATTTATCTTTGACTTTTAATGCACCAGTATTGATATAATCTGCATTGATTCCCTCTACATAAAGCAATCTTGCTACCATTTCCCCAGTGATCGTGAATCCATAAGGATATGTTTTACCACCGTCAATAGAAAAACCAATAACCTCTGCTGTCAATTTGATAACATTCTTTGATTCTTTCATTGTCGGTTTATCATGCAGGTAATATATTGTTGAGCCATCCAATAGAACTTCCTGTGTTGAATACATTCCGTTACTATTTTTTAATGCTTCTTGCATCTTATCTAAAGCATTTTGACGGTTATTTCTTTCCTGCTCAACTAACTGTTTACCTTGTATGATCGCTTTTTGATTACTTGATGTGTAGTTGCTCTGGTTACGCAATGGAGATTCTGCACTATTCTTTAATGTTGTATATCCGAAGAATACAAAGTTTACATCTGTTAATACTGAATAGAAGCTATTTTCTCTCCAATCTGTAACTTTAATCTTATCCATAAACTCTGCTATTGGATAAGATATATAGTCCATCGTAAAAGCTCTAAAAGTCACATTTTCAAACTTTTCATAAATCCACGAAATAAGTGTCTCTTCATGCCCTGTTACAAGTGGGTTCTCTACAGATAAAACATAACCATCTTTACCAACTTGTACCGTTTTTTCTGTGTCACTTGTATTGCCATCATCATCGGTTGTAGTAACCTTTTGTGTCATTCGCACGCCTGTTACCTGCACATCGTTCGTATCACTTGTCAGTTTATTGTAATCAACCAATTTATGAATATCCTCACTATCATAATCAAAATCATAGGTCATTATCTGTAATCGCCCTGTGCGGTCAATTCTTGCATTTCCGCAGGCAATCATTGCAATAAATCCTATAATTTGTCGGTGTGTATACTCACTTGATGGCATGGATGGTATTTGGAAATCGTTATGCAAAAAGTTACTGTCTCCAATCAATATACCGCAGGTATCACAACTATCAATTAACACGCTCTTTGCTGTCGCAGGGAACGTCAATGTTGTGCTGTATGCCTTATCAGCTTTGTACATATCATCGTATCCGACAATAGTTACAACGTTTCCGTAGCCCTCTGGCTGTGTAACTGTAAATGTACCGTATTCAATTTTTTCTGTTGTCTCTGATAATTCAAATGTTAGATACAGTCTTATTTTTGCTCCAAAGAAGTCATAATTGGATAAGTGATCATCGCCATTCATGATTTCTAACTGGACATTACGGCTGAGTGCAACACCTAAAGGAATGGTGTTAGCACCTGCCGCATCGACTAGACTATTGTTATCTATTGAAAAATCATCTTCTCCTAATGGCAGTACAGTTCCATTCGCAAGCGTTACTTCTGCATTGCATTTAAAATCTTGTCGTTCTGTCATTAGCTGTTTAAATTCATCACTTACATTTATCATATCGGGTTAACCCCCTGCATATTGAAAGATATACTTGATACTTTTTCATGGTTATTTTTAAGTGTTTTTATCTTAATGTCCGATACCTGTCCGACATAAAACTTTGCTGTTCTCCACTCTCCGTAAAATACAGAAAAATAATGTAAATCAAAAGATTTACCACGTGCCACCATTTCTAATATTTCCGTAACCTTAGACATTGGCACATCCGATGCACTGTATGTAAATCGCTCTACTGTGAACATCGGGGTAAACTTTCCTTTACCAGACTGTGCCCTTGTGCTACCTTGCGTATAGGTAGTTTCAAATGCTACAGCTGTGTCTGAATCTGGTTGCCAGACTTTTTTATTATTGATTTTTATATAATCCTGTGCCATTTTTTACTCCTTTCTACGCAAGGCTGAATGGATTTCTACCATTACTCATTTGTCTTAGTTTTGCTTCTTCGATAAATTCATCAAACAACGTCCTGCGGTTAATCTGTGCTGTGAAATGATAATCCCCACCATTGTTACCGCTGTTGTCTGATTCTAAGGACTTCGTAACAGATAATAGCTGTTCAAGTAAATTAAGTACGTCATTATTGTTACTGTTTGTGCTGTTCTGCTTTTGTGCGATCACTGCGGATGCTTTCGCAGGTATTATCTTACCTGTAGCAATCTCTGGTGTTCTGAACGGTACATTTGCCAACTGTTCAGACTGATTCATAAGGGTTTTGAGTGTATCTGGAAAAGCTTTTTCCAAACCTACTGTAATACCGGCAGGAATCATCTTACCTACCGTATCTCTCATAAGTCTTGATGGAGAATGGATTCCAAAGAAATCTTTCACACCCTCCCACGCCTTTTGTGCAAGACCTGTCATTTTATCAACCAAAATCCATGCAAAATCTCCAACACCTTTTGCAATACCTTTTACTACATTCATTCCAACGCTGCCCCAATCGACATTTTTAAATGTAGTTTTCATATCTCTTATCGCAGATGTAGCTTTTTTTGATAATTCTTTAGGAAGATTTTTAACCGCTTCTATGATATTGGTCAATATTTTCCCTGCCGTTGTTTTAAGTCCAGACAATTTCCCAGTAATTCCATTGCCTATCCCTTTAATTCCGTTTTCTCCAAGTCCTTTGAGTTTAGACGGTAAATTCTTTATCGCATCAATCAAGCCATTGTATGTATTCTTCATAGCATCAACCGCAGTATTTTTTGCATTCATAATTCCGTTTTTAATACCTGTGATGAGGCTTTTTCCAAGTGATAGCCAATTATAAGCTGTAAATACACTGACGATTGCCTGCACAATCTTTGGCACGTTTGCAATCAATGTCGGTATTGACTGGATGAGACCTTTGAGCAAGATTGCGATAAGCTGTACTCCTGCAAGTAATATCTTAGGGGCATTATCGTTAATAACGCCTGCAATATTAATCACAATCTGTGGTACATTTTTGATGATGTCTGGCATTGCTTTTGCTATACCTTTTGCAAGATTTAACATAAGCTTTAAACCAGAATCTACTAATTTTCCTGCATTGCTTCTTAAGTTTGCAGTAAAACTCGTCAATGCTGATAATCCCTTACTAATAAACTGCTGTGTCCCATTTGTAATACCTTTTGCCAAGTTATCCATAAAAGACACACCAAGCTGTGTTAATGCCGTGATTGCTTTTCCTGCAACAGATATTGCACTAACAAATATTCCAACCCAATCAATAGATGTTAATAATGTTGCTAATTTTGTGCCAAGCTGTGACCAGTTTGTTGTAGTAAGTGCATTATCTAATGTTGTTAATATTCCTAATGCTAATCCAGATAAGCTTGTACCAATAGACTTAACATCTATCTGGTTGATCGCACCATTCAAAAATCCACTTATTGACGTTCCTATCTTTGCCCAGTTAAGAGTATTTACAGCTCCCTCTAACATTTGAAACGGAACATTTATTTTATTCGCAAACAACCGCCCTACATTATTCCAATTCACTTCATTGAATAAGCCGTTGATACCTGTTGCAATTTTTGAACCAAGATTTTTCCAATTGATTCCCTCTATCAACAGATTCAGTGTGTTGACAATTGTATTAATACCTGCACCCACAGTACGTCCCATTAAATCCCAGTCTATGTGATCAACAAGACTATTGAATGTCCGTGTAAATGCGTTCACAAAATATGTAATCTTCGGGCCTACATTATCCCAATTGATGGCATCATAGATTTTTTGCAATCCTTTATTGATACCAGATGCAATGTAAGTCCCAAGTCCCTCCCAGTCCTCTTTTTTTATGAGGTTCTTAATCTTCTTAGCAATGTCCGCAATAGAAGATTCAATAGGAACTTTCTCAAACATATCTCCAATGGATGGTCCCGTGTATCCGCCACCACCACCTCCACCGCCTGCGGATGGGGTAGAAGAACTAGGGGTGTCGTTATCTTTCTCTTTCTGGTACTGTCGGACTTCATCAAGTCCAGAAAGATAAGTCTGTATCTCTTTATTTGCTTTTTTCGTGGCATTTGCGTTATTCTTTGTGGCTTTTGCCGCCTTATTAGCACCACTGGATGTTTTATTCAATGATGCCGCATAATCTTCTTGTACGGCTTTCGCTCTTGTAAAAGATTTCTGTCCTGTCAGTGCCGCTATAAACATTCCTATATACGTGATTGCTTTCGATAACATATTCATGAATGCCGTCAAAATCGGTGCTACTACGGACAAAATCGGTGCAAATGCTGTTGCTAAACTGTTTTGTAACTGAGTTAATGCTGACATCATGGAAGATATCGAAGCATTAGTAGCTGACGAATACTGTGCAAGGTTATTGATGCCTGTCATGATTCCACTGTTAACTTTAGAAATCATTCCAAAAACGGTAGAATATAATATACTCATACCGACCATTCGACCAATAGAAAAGCTTGCATTATTAGCACTGTTTGTAGTGTTTGCGAAGTTCTGTGCCAGTCCACCAAGACGTTTTCCAAGTCCAGATACGACTCCACCCATCCTACTAAAAATAGATGAAATACCGCCTGTCTTTGTCTTAGCACTGTCCGCAGACTGACTGACATTCTTAAATGATGAACCAAGCCTACTATTTGTGTTAACAAGTCCTTTTTCTTTTGCATCTGTCTGTGTTATTTCTTTGTTTAAGGCATCCAAAGCTTTTTGACTTGCACTAGATGCCGTGGCAGAATATGCACCAGTCATAGGGGCTGTCTTGATCGCAGGTGTTTGTACTGCTCCCCCACCGCTTTCTAACTGCCGTTTCTTAGCAAGTAATGAATCATACTGCCGACCAAGCTTCTCTGCCGCACTCTCTAATGCCATAAAAGCAGGAGATGAAGTAACACTCTGATTCCTTGCGAACAACTCTTGCTGAGTCTGTGCAACTTGATTAAACTGTGATTCTACCTGCTGTAGTGTCTGCTCAAGAATCTGATAAGCTGTAGTATTGATAGAGCTGTCACTTATCTTTTGTTGTGCCTGTGCTGTTTGCTCCAAGCTGTTATTTAACAGTTCTACTTTTGTTTCTGTGCCTGTGATCTCTGCATTAAGTTTAGCTAATGCGTTAGCACTTTCCTCACTTGCCAGACCTGTTCCACCTGTCAGCTTTCCAGTCTTAGGCAGTCCAGTCTTTCCTGTTGTAGATGTTTCCAACTGCTTCTTTTTTGCAATCAACTGTTCATATTGCTGATCTAATTTAGAAGCGGCACTCTCCATTGCTTGAAATGCAGGGGAAGAAGTTACACTCTGATTTCTGTTGAATACATCCATCTGTGCTTTTTCCAACTCTGCAAGCTTCTGTCCTGTGGTTTCTATTGCTTTATCTAACGTATCAAGTGCATTAGATTTAATATCTATGCTTTCTAGCTTCTTTTCTGCCTGTGCGGTCTTTTCCAGTTCATTAGCCACGGTCTTTGCTTTTTCTTCGACAACATCCATACCTTTTGTATCTGGTGCTTTTATACCGCCACTCATGGCTTTTTCCATTGATTTTCCAATGGTTTTTACTTGATTGGATAAACGTTTTAAAAGGGATGCAATTTCTTTCACACTTGCTTTTGCTTCGGTCGTATCAATTTCTGTTTTGATATAAATACTTCCATCCGCTTTTTGTGTAGCCATTCAATCACGCCCCTTTCCCATTCAGTAAATCGTTCAAACGTTTCTGTTCTTCTAATTCCTCTTCGGAATATTTAACATCTAGGTCAATAAGCGTTTTATTTTCTTTGTAGAACTCTCTTTCCCAGTCTTCCAGTTTCTTTCTTTTAGCTTTCTTCATGCGAACATTAAGAATCTGTGAGAAAAGAGATTCTCCAATTTCCATGTAAGCTCCTAAAAAAGTCCACCAATGTAAATACTGCATAGCTCGTATTTCTTTTCCAAGTACACGGTTAACAGATGGAATGATAACTGGTGCATCATGTTCCCAATCCATCACATGAGGTTGTTTCTTCCCATCATCTTTGATACCCATGTCAATAAATTCGATGGCTTTTTCAATAGCTTCTTCATAGTCTTGTGGTGGCATATTTCCAAAATCAACGTATAATATGGTAAGGCAAACAATCCACTTTTCATCGTTCTCAAAGTCTGGGTCATTAAATGTTTTTAAAATGTCCAGAACTGCACGAAAATCTGTGCGTATTTCATAATCTATGCCACCAACTACTATGGATGTAGGAAGTTCCCAAACTTCCATTATTTGTGATATTTAGACGTTGCCCTTTTAATTTTCGCCTGTTTCTTTTTGATTCTCTGGTCTGTTACCTGCTCAATAATATCTGCGATCTCCACGATGATGTTCTCGATGAAGAAATCTCCGCTTTCTGTAAGAGTTAGTGGATTGCAAATAGCAAATACAGACTTAGAAGCTTTAGAGTTAAGTAAGTAATCAATCTGCCACTCTAATTTGTCAGACAGTTCTAAGATATCCTGCTCTGTAGCATCTTCTGGAAGTTCCATCTTTTCCAAATTAGCAACAACTTCTTCGTATCTTCTTACGATATTTAAATCAACTGGGTTGAATGGGAATCTTCCGATTTCCTCATCATCTTCGTTTGTTAAAATTACATTTAATGCCCCAGTTTTGACTTTTCGTCTAAGTTCTTCCATATCCTGCACTCCTTGTTATGATAAAACTGCTTTGCTGTTGTCTTTTAAGTCCTGTGTAGCACTTTCTGAAAATGTTCCAGATGTTACGTTGTAAGTACCTTTTCTGCGGTTTCCTGCGTAGTTAACTGTGAAAGGAATCTGGTAACCACTTGTGTCTCCACCGTAGGATGTAGGGACCACATAACAATCTTCTGCGTATGCTTCATAAGCTCCGCTTGTTGCTTCTTTCCATAAATGTACTTCCACTGCTGTAGTCTTTAAGTTATCGTCCTTGTAACGATTATCAATGATCTCCTGCAACTTCTGGCTTAATGTGCTGTCAGCTTCTGCATAATAAGGATCGGCTTCTGAAGAAACCTCATATCCGTTGTGTTTGAATGTAGATTCTCCGATAATATTTTTACTTGTTTCTGTATCTGGATTAAGTTCGACATTGTACTCTTCTAAGTCTTTTCCAAGACGTTCATAGGATGGTGTTTTACCACCGCACAAAGAGCCTGCATCTAAGAAATGAGCCATATACTTACGGTCAATTTTACCTGTTGTAACTGCCATTATGATTCTCCTTTATCTTTTCAAGGTCAGTGATCTACATCCTGTCGTAGACCAGTTAATAGTTAATTTATCTATCAAAGTCGTTTTGATATCGGGCAGAAATATTGATAGCCCAATTCTCAGACTTGTTTTCGTTTATACTGTCCAAATATGCAGGTGTCTGTCTGTCAATCGTTAAAAACTTTCGATTGCCTGTCAGCACTGGATATTCTTCTAGTTTATATGTGTTGTTTTTAATTGTGATTGTTTGCTTTTCCAACCATTTACCAAGGTTATCCAACCACTCTTTCGTGTCTGCCTTACGTTTTGCATTAGCACCGCTTATACGGTAGATCACACAAAATGGATACAGACAAACCTGTGTGACGTGTCCTGTGATACTCTCTTTTTCTGATTCAATCACTGCACCGCTTACTGGGAACATTGCTTTTCCGCTTGCATCATCTAATGTAGAAAATGCAATTTCGTCTCCATCTCTTAATTCTGGGAATTGATTTACCAGTTCTTGCAATGCTGTTGTGATCACGTCAAAGCCATCAATGTCGTACTTGACTGGTTTCTTTTCTTCTGCCATCAACTTCCTCCTGCCTGCTTCTTAACATGAGTAACCCATGCTTTACCGTGATTCTTCTTTGCTGTTTCAAACCATTTTGGAGTTGCTTTTGGATTCTGATAACTTAAGTCAACTTTTGCGTTGGTATGCCCTGCAAATTCGGTAACTAATACTTTCTTAGCACCTTTTCTCGCCCATGGAGAGCCTGTTAATTCGTCAACCATACCTTTACCGTAGTATAAGAAACGTCCCATCGGTCCAGTACCTGCACATACCATTCCAGTACCTGCAAGTGAAGCACTTTTTGCTCTCGTTACGTTAATGAATGTACCTGTTTCATGTGGCATATATAGAACCATATCAGTCATAACTTGACTATCTAACCAATATTGAGCACTTTGTATTTGTTCATCGAATCTCTCCAGACTGATATTAGCTCTCATGTTCTGTGTATTCACATTAACATTTCCTAATTTCTTCTTAGCCATATATAACCACCTACTTAGCCATTACCTCAAAGTGCGGGATTATGTCGTAAAAGGCACTTCCAGTTATTGCAAAGACATAATCATACTTAAGTTTCATTTCTTCATAGAATCCGTCAATATAATCATCCTCTGCAATCGGTTCTTCATTCTTCCATTCGCCAACGATAAAGAAATCAAAACCGTTTGCCTTAGAACTAAACGTAAGTGCTTCTGACAACTTATCATTCGTCTGTTTACACCATTCTTTAGGAGGTAGCCATAATTTACTCCCTACCATCTTTTGACCACTTTTTAGGCTATACTGCACGTTTAATACAGCATTGTCCTGTGAGTCAGAACCGTACTTTGCAACGATGCTTGCTTTATCCATGTTTAGGTTCGTATTATGCAAAATAGAGGGATACCATGTATCTCCTAATTTACTTTCATACCTATTAAAAAGTGTGATTGTATCGTTATACATCGTATCCCTCCGTTTTTTTATCTTGGATATATTCCCATGTATAGCAAGTTAACTCCGTTAGCATCAGTGATTCCAGACAGATAATCTCTTATCTTATCATCGTATAGTTGCTTCTGTGCTTCTTTGTCTGCCAGACACTTATCTATCAATGTAGCCGTACCTGTGTTACTGGAAGTCACATAGCTTATACTCTCGTTTCCTGCACTCTTAGATGCTACCTGCTTGCTCATCACTGTCCCATCTTCTAATGTGATATAACCCTGTGATGCTTCAACTCTCGTTTCTGCCTGTTCAATCTTATATGTGATTGATAAAAGTTCGCAAACACATCTTTTAACTGCTTCTGCATCATCTTCATCTGTTGGAAAAGCAATCTTAAGCTTCTTCACATTGTCAACACCAGTCGTGGCATTATCTATCTTCTTGCAAGAATCCCAGACCAGACGATTAAAGTCTGCTTCTGGGATTGCTTTCTCTCCAAAAAGGGTTTTGTAATATTCATAGTCAATGTACGCCATGATATCACACTCCTTTTTATCCGTTGGATTTAATAACACCCATGCGGATATTCTTCTGGTTAAATGCTAAAGACCAGTTTGCTTTAGCTCCTAACTCTGCATTTGTAGGAGACTCTTTTGCAATCTTGTTAGCATTAATAGAAAATCCGTTAGGATGTAATACATAACCCTGTTTTGTATACAGCTTTTCAATACCGGCAGATGTTTCTGGGTCGTAGTCTGTATAATAAGGATTTTCATAGTTTGTCTTATCACAAGTCAATACTGAGCCTGTACCAAGCATATAAGTTTTGTATACTGGGTTTGTTCCTGTTGTATCAACTGTAAATCTGTCTGTTACCAGTGGGATAAATCCACCGATTGTAGGAAGATTTACTTCTCTTTCTACTGCGTTAGCAATAGTGTATTTGTTGTAGTCAACAAGTCCCATTGCTTTGTACTTTGCGTAGATGTAAGAGTTTAATACAAGTAATCCCATCTTGTCAGCGGAATCTCCTAAAGCTTTCTGCTGTGCGAAGATAAGTGTTGTATCATCAATTTTGTTTGCATCTCCTACAGTGCCCTCGCCAGTTAAAGATAAGTCTGTAATATGGTTTTCCATACCAGACAGGCTTAAAACTGCATCAACTGTAGTCATTAAGTCACGTGTTCTTACCTGCTTATAAAATCCTGCAACAGAGTTTGCAACATGAGTCATAGGGTCTGCACCTGTTAACTCTTTTGTAAAGTCTTTTGATTTCCAAGCTTTCATTCTCTGGATTAACATGCAAGTCTGTTTCTTTCCTGTGATTTCAACAGGTGTATTGTCTGTTTCTCCATCGTTGTTTAAAGCCTGTGAGTCCTGTTCATCAATCGGTGTATAGAAAGGAATTGTTGCAACGTTTCCTTTTTCTCCGATTAAGTCCATGATTGTATTGTCCTGTGCTAACACACCAGATGCAATAATCGCATCATTCCATGTTGGGTTTTCTGTCATATAACGAGAAAATTCTTCTGGGTCAAAATAAAAACCGCCAAATAATCCTGTTCTTGGCATAAAAAAAGTCCTTTCTACCCTAAATAAGAATAGATAAGGACTTATCTTTGTCCCATCTACCTACAACTATTAAGGGATTTTTAGGTTAGCGGCTCACTTCCATATTGTGAGTCGGTATTATCTATCTGTCATTTAATAAGGCTGCATAGTAGTCTGGGTCCTCTGCCTTAAGCTTCATTCTGTCGTCTAAAGACATTTCCCTTAACTTCTGTGTTCCCTTTTTCTGCTCTCCGCTGTTGAACTTAGTCGTAAAGCTTGGGATATTAGTACTTGGTGCTTTCTTTTCGTCAACCAAGATGTTCTCAATTGGTTTCCCATCTTTAGTAGTAAGTTCCTTGAATACATCTTCTGCATTTTTCCCATTCTCTTCTTCTAACTTCTGAATCATCTGGGAACGGATAGAGTCTTCTGTGATTGCATTTACAAATTTTTTATCAGATAAGAAATCTTTTACCTTGTCTCTTAACTCTGTCTGCTTAGCTTCTTTTGCTCTTGCTTCTTTTTCGTCTGCAAGCTCCTGTGTTAATGTTGTAATCTTAGCCTTAAGACCGTCAACATCTTCTTTCTCTAATTCGGCTAATCTGGTCTGTACATCGTCTAAAGATATTTTGTAGTCATCTTTTTTCTTTACCTGTTTATCGTAGTCAGCTACAGTCTTGTAATTTTCAGACATCTTCTTTTTCAGATCGGACTTTTTGTCCTCTGGTACTTCGATTCCTAATTCTGCTAAAATCTGTTCGTAATTCTGCATTGTATATCCTCCTATACGATATTTGTATACCGCTCGTATGCGGTAATGGATTAAGACTTATATACCTAAGTCAAGGTAAAAGAAATGTGGGGACTTGAACCCCACTCGAGCCTCGAACTCTTTTCCTGTCGTCGTGTAACCAAAAACGCTTAAAAAACTCTGTACTTACAAGGAGGCTGTGGCAAATCTGCATAATTCCTACATATTTATTGTAAACCCTAAAATATGCCGTTTCAATACCCTCTTTTTTTACATTTCTGCAAGTTTCTTTATCTGTCGTTGTATCTCTTTTCTCTCGTCCATAAAGTCAGAATCAATAACCATAGAAGAAAGCATATCATACACTTCCACCATCAATCTACCGACCGATTCCATAAGCTTATCACGGTGTCCTTGATCTCCGTTTTCTTTGTATGCCATTTTAGCACTTAAGTAGTTGTCATACAATGCATCTATATTTTTATCATACTTGCCATTGCTGTACTTCTTAATAAGATTCTCTCCTGCATCCATGACGGTTTCCGCTATGTCTCCATGCTCCATCTTTTCCAGATTGCATAATGTTGTTGTAATCTTATACATTGCATCAAGATTAGATGTTGTGAGCTGTTTTAATGCTGAGTTTTTTTCTCTTTCTAGCTGTTCTTCAAGAACATGTTTGATTTCACTCATAATTTGACCCCCTTAAGCTTCTTTTTGTATTTCTCATGAATGCAGTCCTGTGTCTCTGTAATATACACCATATCGTATCCTACAGAGATTAGATCAGTAACCATCTTTTCAACTGTTTCTAACTCTTTAGATACGTCTTTTACCAGACATTCTACAAATAGTGCATCCGATACGTTTCCGTTCGTTCTAAGTTGCTGTGCGTACTTCTCATAGGCTTCTTTTGTCTCTTTCTCCCAGTTGTGATACTCTATAAAGCCATCCTCTACGGCTTTCTGCTTTGTAGATTTTCCGATACTTAGTTTACTGGCTGTATACCAAGAGTCGGGAATCACTTTTATAGTACCGCTAAAAGAATCTTTTAAAAGCTTGCCGTGATGATCTACAAAATACCTGCATATTTCACGTCTCTCCAAGCTTTCTGTAAGAAACTGGTATTCATGTAATCTTTTGTAGCCTTTCAAACCTAAGAAGTTGAAATAGTCTGCCATTTGACCGTGTATCATCATAGCCGCTACATATCTTTTGTTGATCTCGTCAAAGATATCTTCTGTTTTTGTTACTTCAAGATTGTTTGTAAATTCAATCATGATCGCACCTCCTTAAGAGATACGCTTTATAATAATATTCGCATCTTTTACTATTGCCGCTGTTGTTCCTACATTTCCGATGCTTACGATTAAGCTACCGCAAGATGGTACAGTTACAACCGTTGTTGCTCCCACGTTCTGAAATGTGTTCGCTGTAACTACTGTATAGTCCATTTCTGTTCCACCAATAGCTTCTCCGTTAAGCTCTACAGCAAGTGCCGTTGCTCCTGTTGCATTAGCGGATACATTTCCGTTAAATTCTACCTCTACAGTCATAGGGCAGTTCGATCTATTCGTTAACGTAAACAGACCAGACCCCTCTACATGATTCAACCACCCATAATTGCAGGTACAACGCCTACTACTATATCTTGTGTTTGCAAATAGTACGTTTGCCCCACTGTTTACGTCCTGCTGTGCTACATTTACCGCATTTAACATAGTTTTCCCTCCTAAACAAAAATAGGATGCCGAACCCGACACCCTATCGTCAATATATTGCTAGTCTACTTAGTAGATATGGATTCTTCCAACAAGCTTGATTTATTTACACATTTACACTTCCGCAGTTGCAACCACCGTATGCATACCCATTATAGGATACATAAGGACTTGCTGTAATATATGCAGGTGTTGGGAATGGTCTAACAGCATCCACAATGTTCTTAGTCTGTGATACCTGCGAAATCTGGAAGTTAGATAACTGTAAGTCTCTATCTCTGTCCGCAAGTTTATCTCTAAGATTCTGGATTGTGTTGTCCTGCATCAACTGGCGTGTAGCCTGTCCGTCTGCGAGGATTGTTTCCTTAATATCACAGCAACACTGTGCCATCTGTGCCTGCATATTCTGGGCCATTAAAGCCGCATCATAGCGGTTCTGTAACACTTCTTTCTGTGTTTCACAGCAACAAGCCTGCTGTTGTGCCTGCATCTGCTGTAATCCTAACTGTGTTGTGTATCTGCTTTCTAATACGTCTCTCTGTGTCTGACAAGCTGTATTAGATACGTTCTGGTTTGTATTGAAAATATCTCTCTTAACAAACTCATCGGATAAGAAAGCATTTTCGCCTGCGGTCGTTGCGGTATCGTTATTTCTTCCCCATCCGTTACCACAGAAAAGGAAAGCAATTAAGATAATCCAAATCCACCAACCACCGTTGCCGAAGCCGTTATCATATCCGTCATTTTTTGTCACTGCCGCTACATCTGCCGCAGTGAGTCCCATTGCTTCATTCATTGTTGTTGTCCTCCATAAATTTATTTACCAAGCTGTGCACCGCTTAATATCTATTTGTTCACTTTGTCCACAATATCCTGTGGATTCATGCCCTGCTGTTGGCATAGGCTATTAAACACTTCTTGTGGGTTCTTTCCCTTGCACATTTCCATTGCCTGCTTGATCGCAGGGTTTGTCTGTGCCATGCTCTCAACCATAGACTGCGGATTGTTAGACCCTCTTACCATGCCCATTACCTGCTGTACCATCTGCATAGGATTGTTGTTTCCCATCATACCGCCTATCATGTTCATTAAAGGATTACTCATTGCTTAACTCTCCTTTCTCTGGTTGCTCTCCTAGCTTTGCTAGAAGCTCTTCAAACTCTGTTCTTGTAACATATCTATTATCATAGTTTACATTCTGTTTTTGGACTGTCTGCGTGGCTTCTGGTGGTATCTCTTCAAACCTAAACACCTTAAAAGTTGCACTGCCCATACCGTCTACACTCTTTACATAAAAGAAAGGTGCGTTGTTATCCATCATCCATGCCGTAGCCCCTGGTTGTACAATCTGATTTTTTGCTCCCTCTATACCTGCGACTTGTATCCAATTAACATTCTGCGTTGGAACTTGTGACTCTGGCATTGGTTTATTGTACTGCTGTTGCATCTGTTGTAACTGATTTAGCCTATCCTGCAATTGCATCGTATCTTGATACATCGGTGCATAAGGATTATAGTTATATCCGTTCACTCTTCCACCTCCCTTTTATGTGTAAATTATCGCATTAAAAAAGAGACTCTAACAGGTCGTTAAAGTCTCACAAAAGTATCATATTAAATTAAAAAATTAGCACCATGATAGGGGCCATGGTGCTTGAAAATAAGGATAAGATTGAGGAACACCAATTGATGAAAAAAGGTGTCGTTGAAAAATAAAAATTAAACCAACATTTGGGGAAATCAAAATGTATTTCTCACGCTCACGATATTGTGAGCGAATGGAAGCAACAGGACTCGAACCTGTGGCAGGTCGGTTATGAGCCGACTACTCTGACCAACTGAGTTATACTTCCACGGACTCCATTAGGAATCCACCGTACTATATTACATAAACAAAAATAAAAATAGGGTTAAAAGATTAAAATATTATAACATGAAAAAGTGTCCTTATAATGATTTATTCAACAACTTATTACTTGTTACATTTATATTGTATCATGGATTTTCGCCTTTTCAATACCCTCTTTTTTACGCCTTTTCGTAAGTCTTTTCAAAGATTTCTTTCTTACATGGGTAGATTTCCCCGTCCACACCAGTTATAAGCATATCATCTTTTCCAAGTAACATATCTCCCTCTAATGTTGGAATGATATAGTGATCATCATCCCATCTTTTGATAATATATCCATTGTATTCAAGTTCTATTGGTTTACCATGTCCATTTTTTATAAGTTCTTCATATGTAACTGCTTCAATCACAACTGGTTTCTTTACATATTTAGCCATTATGTTTCTCCTTAACATACTCTAATAATCTTGTTATTAACTCTCCTGCTGATTCTCTTTGCTGTAGACAGGCTTACGTTCATCAGCTCTGCACATTTCTCTAGTGGTATATTCTTTGCCCGATACTCGAACAATGTTCTTTCAACATCTGTGAAATTGCAATACGTACGGAACATATTTAGTTCGGGTACGGTAAAATCATATACTTTCAAAAGCAAACACCTCACTGTTTGTCGTGTGTTGTCAACGCATTTATCAGATCGTCTCTGGTTTTTTTTAGACCCTCTATGTTGTTTCCTGTGATCTTATTCTCAATCAAATTAAACATGCTTTTCATGACTAGGTTCATATCATCACGTTGATTATTAATAGCACTGTAGTCACTATTTAGCTTTTGTTTAATTTCTTTAATATCTGTCTCTATATGATCTATTCGATGTTTCATATCGTCCGTAGGCTTCTTGTAATGCTTATAGGCAGTATATAAGACTCCTATCGCACTACCAATTGTTATAATCCACCCACAGGCTACCATAATTTTGTTTATAGTATCCATTATTTACCTCGTGCATTGTTGTATCGTGTCGCTGCACCTCGTGCTGAGGATGCTTGACTCCTGTTCCAATCTGCCGTGTTTAGTCGTTCGCTCTGCTTCTTAAGATTGTTCTCTTCGCAGTAATCATTGTAGGATTTGTTCTGCTTCTGCAATAGTGCCGCCTTTTTCTGATACTCCATGTCAAGATCATGCTTTAAGGCTTCGTCCTTTGCATTATCCACAGCCGTTTTCATGCCGATTAACTGTCGTTTCGTCTTTCTTATACGTCTTTCAAGTTCTCGCTGTCGTTTCCGTTTCTCGTATTCTTTTCGATTCTCTTCGCTGTCATAGTCCTCGAACGGATTGTTTATTCCATCCCCCGGACCGTGTGAGTGACGGCAGTTTGCCCCATGGATTCCCTGCACGTTTCCCATACCGCAGACCGAAAAAGGCGGAAATCTTGGGTCATTACCGCTTTTGCTGTAAAACTTGCCTTGCCACCAGAAGTGATTAGTCAAATTATCCCCACCATCCCCGATTCTGGCTCCTAGATGTGCTGATGTTAGAATAATATCCCAATCCATCTCATCCATACGTGCATCTGTAATATCTGCTGCCATTTGGCTTACACCAGTACGGACCGCTCTTGCTGTGGCTGTCTCTATGCTGTCTCTACGTCCACTTGGATAGGTTACGTCTGCCCCTTTGTCTATAATGTCATTAACAGCTTCTTTGACCGCTTCTGTGTAGCTCGTTGTACCACTTGCAGTTTGGTTGTATGCTTTGTCCACTGCATCTATGTAGTTATCGTGGCAGGCGTTCGGCATCGTACCGGTGTAGTTATGCATCTCTCCATTGGTCTTTTCGTAATTCCTCTGCAATAATCGTTGTAGATAAGGACTTTCCCCGAGTGGTTTTGGTTCAAGACCTGCCTTTTTATACACCGCATCATCCCACTCTATAGCCTTTATACCTGCTTCTTTCATGGTCCGTGCGATTGTATCAATGCCTATCTTTGTTGTTTGTGCAATCTCTTTCTGTACCGCCTGCAAGACATACCCTGCATCCTGCAATACATCCATCTGCCACTTGTCAATATGAGTAAAAAGGTAATCTTCCCCACGTCCTAGCCTTATCATCATTCGTTCGATGATTACAGATACAATTTTGTTATGCAATTCTTCCGCTTGCTTCTCTGCTTTCTCTGGCACATACCATAAGTAATCTGGCGTTAGCATAATCCCACCGCCTATTCTTCTGGGTCTTTTGTCATTAGTGCCACATCTAGCATCTTTCCAACTGCTGCCGCATCCGTAGGCTTGCCCTCTTGTGTTAATGTTTTATCTGTTTCCGTACTGCCTGTAACTCCCTTTTTGTAGATGTTGCACAACAGTTTTTCTTGTTTTGTAAATGGTTCGGGCAGTTTTACATCTTCGCCACTAAGGTATGCAAGATATTTTTCAATTCTGTTCTTCCCCATGCTTTCACTCCTCTCCGCTTGCACCAAAAAGGGTTGGTTCTTTTGGCTGTGCTTCTGCTACTAATGCTTTCGCTTCTTCTTCGCTAAATCCCTCAAATTTGACTAAGTAGTACCAGAATGGGACTTTTCCTGCAACAGTAAAGCTATACCATCTTGATCGGTCCTCATTTTCGTTGTATGTAATATCCCCAAAGTCAAACACTATTTCATACGTTCCAACAGGGGATAATTGATATAAGTCTGCAAATATACTAAGTGCATTTATTAACTCATTCATGCACTTTTGTAATTTATCTCTCATATCCTTAACCGTCTGAATAGTTCTCTGCTGATCTGCTTCTACCCATGTAGCCGTTTGTATACCTGTTTTTTCATTGAATACAAAGTAACCATTGGAAAATCCGCATTTATATCCAATTTGACTTAACAATGCATTGATACCCTCTATTCTTGCAGATGTATTCAAGGATGGATTTACTTCTTGATAAAATCCATCCATTCCAGTGCCGTTTACGTTTTTGACGTATTCTGGTAATTTTAAACGCTTCTTGCTTCGTTCAACACCTGCCTGCATATCTTTCACAGGTGCACCACTTTCCATGAGCCTGTCAGAATCAATAAGGACCATTCGCCTACTATCAAAAATTTCTGTTGCGTTTCTGCTGTATGCTATATCTAAATCCTTTAATTCTTCTATAGCATCATAGAAGATAGGTAATCCAAGACTTGAATCCTCATCTACGCTATTTGCTTGTGGTGTCCGCAACACTCCATATAATCGTTTACCATCTAAGTTTGTGAGTCCTACATCTTCAAGTTCGCCTTTCCAAGGTGTCTCGTCTATGTCTATAGGCTTTCCTGTATCATTTGCATCTTTAGAAGCATAACAACGATTAGTTATCTGATACACATCTTCGATATAACGATGATATTCAAGTTTTGTGTAGTATGTTCTACCATCCCCAGACACTTCCCTGTTGATAAACACAATACCTTGAATCTCTCCGTTACTCTCATCTGTTACAATAAAATCTTTAGGAGTTATAAGATCTACACTCTTGCCGTTTGGTTTAAGTATTACGGTACCGTATGCGCACGCAAATTCTGTCCAGTGCCTTATCTCTCCAAGCACCTTGTTAATTTGTTTCTGTAACCAGTCAGCTCTTGCACTACCGTCAACAGTTATTCCTATCGCCAATGTTGTAAGACGTCCCATTTCCGAGCAAACAGCTTTTGCAAAATTAACAGTCTTGATATGTTCATCATCATCTAACCAGTATGGCATACCTTTATAGATATACATACATTTTTCTACTGTCCTCTGCATTTCCAAAGATGTTACAGTATTAACTTTAAAATCGTCTCTTGCCCTTTGTCTAAAAAGGTTACTTAATATCTCTTTCATTCTGCTAAATATACCCATTATTCCACCGTCACAAGCTCGACGTTTTTTATACCTGTTTTTATGTCTGCTTGCATTAGATCACTGTTTACGTTTATCTCTACAATTCCGTTGTGCCATGCTACCTCTGTAATGTTATCTACATGTAACAGTACATTCCCGATTTTTATGCATCTTACATCTTTTAGATTTATCATTATTGTTTCTATCTCCTTTATGCACTCTCGCCACGTCTCATGCTCATTGGACTTGTCGCATACCTTAATGCATCTATCCAATGGTCGTTGCCGTCTGGATAATCTGCCTTGATTTCTCCGTTTGCGTCCACCTCATGCTCGTAGCTTATTACCTCTTCATATAATCGTGGAGTTCTCGCAGGGTCTATGACTAAGGTCCTGCACTGTAGCCATTCATAACTATACTTGCGGCTACCCGGATATACATTCGTTTTGTTCGCCACAAGTCCTGCATCTCTAAAGTCTAAGATGCTTTCTATCTCATCAGCTCCACAGCTAATACTATAATCGTTGTATCCCCTGTCTATAATCATCTGTGACATTGCGGTATTGCGTATCTTTTGACCGCCTAACTCATCTATGCACAAGATTTTTTGTGATGCAGGCATATATGCACATCTGACAAAAGCTTTCGGGTCTGGATAGTATCCCCAGTCCTGCCCTTGGTATATTTTTTCCTGTCTTGCTATCTCTTCGTCCGTGATCGTGCGGATTTCCAGAAGTTCGAAAATGTTTGTACCAAGTCCTACAGGGATTCCCAGATACTCATGCTTGTATGCTCGTTCGTTTGTCTCTTTCAGATATTCTGCATCGGTTACGAACTGCTTCCCTAGCCATTCCACAGGAACTGTTGTGTAGTCACTCTTATGTCTAAAGCTATCCTCTCTTGCTTCTGCTACATACTTATTTGCCCAGTTATTAACAGAGATTGGTGGGTTGAACGTCTTAAACACTACGAACTTAGAACCACCACGCAATACAGACTGTTGTACAGTTCTGATCTCTTCAATGCCTGCAAACTCATCTAGTTCCTCGAACCACAGGTATTTGATATATCCCTTTGCGACCTTGATAGACTTCGTTTTCTTTGCCTTGTCCAGTCCTCTATAGATTATCTTCTGCCCAGTCGGCTTATATATATGTTGTAGCGGACTCTTAGAAGATTCCCACAGATCACTTACACCTAAGGCATCTATAGCCCATTCTATCTGTTCATACACACTGTCCCTTAGGGTATTACCAACCTTTCGAAACACTGCCGCATTACTGTATTCTCCCACGTTTGCATCCTGCATGATCCCAAGTATGATTTCTACAGACACGAAAGAAGACTTAGTAGAACCACGACCGCCGTATAAGTCGTAATATGTATGTTTTCCGTCTTGTATATCCCAATGTACAGTATAAAAAGATGGGGCGATCACATCTGTCAAATTAACCATGCAACCGCTCCTTACTCTCTAGGAATATTATTTACTATTGTAATTCCCTCTGTCTTATTCTCTTCCTGCTTCTTGTCTGCATCCCAGTCTTTAAAATTATTTCTTAGTGCAAATTGTGCACCGTTCGAGCTGTCCTTGTGGAACAAACTTTCTTCCATTTGTGCTTCAACTCTGCTCTTCGCACGCGTGATGGTGTCGTAAAACTTATCACTGTCTTTTTTATGTTTTTGATAATACAGCAGATCACTTCTGCCACTAAATCCTAACGCAAGTGCTAATCCTGTTATCGTAGGATGCTTTCTGTCAAGGATGATTGGATACCCTTGTTTGTTGTACTGCTGTTCCCCATTAATGACTAATGGTTTTCCCTCGCAGCTTTCAAAGTATTCATCTATCTTCTTCTGCATTTCTTTTACACTCTTGTATTTAGGCGGTCTACCACCTGCTCCCATTGTCTCACGTCCTTTCGTTTGCATACACCTTTGTTGTCGGTCCTGCTGTCTTGTAATCATCACATACAGTCAGATACCTGTCTTTTATTATTTTTTTACCGTTATCCTTAGTGCAGTACATAATCCCTCTGTCAGATAGTGTGTTCTTGCATCCTGCACAACACAGGCTTTTATCTTCCATCCTGCACCTCTTTCTTGTACTTACTGCATACACACATATGACTACACTTTATGTTTACCAGTACCACTTCTGTTTTGTTCTCTGGGATTGCTCTTCTCTTTGTCTCTGTAACGATCTCGCAGTACACGCAATCGTTACAGCAATTCTTTAGTTTGTTATTAATCAAAAAAAGACACCTCCCGACTATGGTTTTATCTAAGATAATTATACCATAGTGGGAAGTGCCTTTGTTTACACTCTTTTTATTCTTCTACAATATTTAGATTTACTCTGTGCCCCTTTGCATCACGATCTAGTGCATAAAAGCAGGGATTCTCTTTTCCTTGTAAGACATCGTTTACTCCGTAGCAATGTCCCCATGCTGTCTCTACCATTAAATCTCCAAAACTGTTTTCATAAAACTTAAAACTATCATTTTCTGGCAGTTCGACAATAAGTTCATCGTTTACTTCTGTCATTGGCACACCGTACGAGTACACAACTCTTTTCTCTCTTCCAAGTACCCCATAATTTGCATAAATTTTAAATTGATTTTTCATTTTTCAACACTCCTTTTTGTCCTTTACATACTCTTTATGCTCTTCCAGAAATTTTCCGAACATTTCTTTTTCGGCTTTTTCTCTTGCTTCTCTTGCATCTTCTTTATTTGCGTATCTGCCCAAGTAATAATTCTTACCCTTAAATTGTATCTGTGCCACCCATTTATTTCTACTTTTATCCCAAGACACCCCTTTTATTCCGGAAGTGTTTGTTTTAGGCTTCTTCATTGTTAGACTTCTTATATTTGTTCCGTCAATGCACTGTTTCTTTGTTTCTTCTGCCATCTTTTTTCCTTGTTCTATCTCGTGCGGTTTTCTTAGGCATCCACAGCTTTTTATCCTGCCACTTGTCAAACTTCCACTATTGACAAAACTTATTTTTCCACAATCACATACACATTTCCAAATGATAGAGTCATTCGATGCTTTTCTTTCTGTTGGCTCTATTGCTGTGAGTCTACCAAATTTCTTTCCTGTTAAATCATTCATCTTTATTCTGGTAGTGCATCCGCAATCTTTGCCGTTCTTTATAGTTTCAGCTCGCGTTGTGTATATTTTACCACAGGCAGGGCAGACAACTTTTACTATCGTTCTTTTGTTTTCTCTGTAAACCTCCAGTATTTTGAAGCCGTTTACTGTTTTGCCCTGCATTTCCAACCATTTTGTTCTCATATTTAGTCACCTATCGTATTAAGACATCCTCAACAATGTTATTTTTACACCAAAAAATAAAATTTGTTGAGTTTCTAGCGTTTATATATGCAGAAACTGTAAATACATCATCTGTGAAATAATCTTTATCATCCACAATAACGTCTGTTTCTCCCTGCTCTTCATAGTCTTCAAAGTCGCAAATAATTTCGTCACAATCTACATCATTCCAATTCATACCGATGTATTTTTCTTTCAATGTGTTTAAGATTTCTTCTTTTTTGATCATGGCTGCGTCCTCCTTATAATACATAATCAATGAAGTATACTGTACCTTCATATTCTACAACTCCCCAGTCAAAAACCGGCTTGTTTGTTTCAATCATCTTTTTATACTCTTCCTGATCTTCTTCCTCAACGTCCCACTCATTCATGTACTGATCAAAGAATTTTACAAATTCTTCTTTCACGTATACTGCTGATCCATTGCATAAATAGTCAACAGCTTCTTTCTTTGTATGGTTGTCTTCCATTACAACCATTAATTTTTTTTCTGTTTCTGGGCTTAATTCTAATCCTGCATATTTAATTTTTCTTTTTTCGTCTCCTGTTAAATACATTTTTTTACCTCCTTATAATTCTACAATAACTCCGTCTGCTTCGTCATTAAGTTCCTTTAATGACATAAAAATTTTAAAATCTTCCATTCTTTCTCCGTCCTCGTCGTAACAATTTTTAATTGTTACCCAGATTCTTTCGGACTCTTCTTTTGTAAGTTCGCCGTCATTTTCAATATCAAAATCAATAACAGCATCTCCGTTTTCTAACGGAATTGTCACAATCCCGTTTTCTTTCATTTCTTTGTTTATACTTATCACTTTTTTCATGACTTCAATCTCCTTTTCTTTTTTGCCGTTTCCTTTAACTGTCTTTATTATACATAATATCTATGCATAAGTCAACACTTTTTAGATAAAATATTTTATTTTTTCATCGTCTGTTATTTCTATATCAATTACATCATCTACATTTTTTCTAAGCATACAACAAATAGCATTGAGACTTTTCATGTTTATTGGTTCTCCTCGCTTTATCTTTGCAAGCGTTCCCTCGCTTAAATACTTGTTTTTTCTTATTATATAAGAAGTATACCCTTTTTTCTTTAATTCTTCCTGCACATCTAATTTGTATTTTATCATCGTTTTTCCCTCCTTTTACATCATTATATCATACTCATAATTTTACATCAAGAATTTTATACATAAATTTTATGCACTTTTCTATTGACGTATGCATAGATTTTATGTATAATAAAAGTAAGTTAAGAGAACAAAGCAAACAAGAAAAGGAGAAAAGAAGAAAAGAAGATGAAAGAATTAAGAAAAGAAATTGAAAAGTTAGTCGAAAATGAGGACTTCGTTTCCTACGAAGAATTTATTTACGAACTGGAAGAAGAAAAAGAAGAAGTTAAAAAATATATCGAATGGAGAGCAAACGGTGGGAAGATGAACACCGAAACACTCCCAGAGGGATATGTAGAAGCTTGTAAAAAGATTTTAGAAAGAATTTAGGAGGTTGAAAATTATGGATTATTACAGAGGTAGAAAAATCGACAAAAAATTTAAAGAAGAGGTTGCTAAAAATTCAGCAATCCGAGGTTATAAAAATGCGGTAAAAATTTTCATTTACCGTCAAGATTTAGAAGCTTCTTTACTTTGTGATGAACTAGCTGATAATCTTTCTAAGCTTGGTTTTAGCTTGGAAGAAATCGAAGCTTTAGAACTCGAAGCCTATTACGAAAGAGAAAAAGAGCTAGAAAAATTCGATAAGGAACACACTAACTGGGAGCAACTTATCAATGCATAACATACACCACCCACCCCGGAGGTTACGAGGGTAGAAAGTTGGGAAATATGACCAAGAACGCAAAAAAGAACGCAAGAGCTATGCTGAGTAGATTATCAGTAGAACAGCTTATAAAAGAATTTGACATGACCGAAGCTATACCAATTAGTCTTGAATTGTCCATGGTCCGTGGTTGGATTATGGATGAACTGGAAAAGAGAAATCCAGAAGCTTTTGATAGGTGGTTGGATTTAGACTATCCAGATAATGAATCATTAAAAAAATTGTATTTGAACGCATAGAATAAGCCGTAGGAATTAACCTACGGCTCTTTTTTATATCACGTCAAAAGGCACTGACGGACGCTCTAAGACATTTATATAACTTAATGCGTGTTCTTTATCCTTGCACTGGATATAAGGGATATATGAGCCGTTCACGTACTCAAATAAAGCTATCCACGTATCTTTCATGCTAACAAGTACCCAGTCTATGCCGTTGCAGCTCTTGTTTTCTCTCTGTCCTGTTCCGTTCTCGTCAATCCACTTTTGGAACTGATCACGATTCATGTCCCTGCTCCTCATTGATACTTTCCAGATTGTCTTTTAACATCTGCACACACTCATTGAATCCGTCACGTTTACCGCATAGATACATATTGTGACCGCTGTAATCGTCCATAGGCGGTATTAATGTACATAGGGTATATAAGTCTTGCTTATTCATCTTTTCTCCTTTTCTAACTGTTCACAGGTCTTTACAAGTGCATTTACTTTTTTACATTTTTCTAAGTATAGCTTGTCCATTTCTTTTATGTCCTGCGGTGTCAACCCTGTTTCTTTGTACTCAAGAAGTTCTTTCAATGCCTTAGTTGATACCGCTTCACTTCCTACAAACATTTTTGATAATCGTATCTGATTTTTGATAACGTCTATTGATAACCCTGTCACTTTCTTCCCCTCCTGTTCCTGTTTAAAGCATTCCGTTTCATAAATTTTTCTTTTGATAACGACTTATAATAAGGATTTTTTCTCTTGATAACATCCCTCTCTTCCTCGCAATCGTCTTGAAACTGTTTATAGCTGTCACATAGGGTATGGCAATTATAAGCTCTTCCTGTGGCTTCTGTGCACCCATAGCACGGATTATCTTTCCCTCTCATAACAACGCCCCCACTTTATACATCTTCTGGACTTCTGTTATTTGCTTTGATAACGTCAAATCCATCTGGATAACGTTTCTCTAATTTTTCAATGTTCATTTGCATAATTTCATCCAACGACCAATTAAATGATTCACAAATCATAGCAACATACCACATTACATCCCCAAGTTCTTTTTTTGCGTGTTCCTCGTCAAACTTGCTTTCATGGAATATCCATTTTTTAACCATGTCAGTAAGCTCTCCAACTTCTCCAGATAATCCGAATAATCCGTTAATAATTCCGTCCAAGTCAATGCCTGTGTCTGGTACGTTGTCCTCTACTCCCTGTTCTAAATTATCAGCCATATTCATTATTCTTTCTATTCCTAATCCGTCATTAGTTCGCATTGCCTTTACTTGATATTCTTTACCGTTCATTTATAACACTCCTTTATAGCTTGATAACCCTTTGTCCTCTATTCTACATTTTCTTCGTTTGCCCGAATTTCAAGAACATTATCAAGATTCAGAATCTCTCTATCTTTTGTCATTATTAACATGTAAGTCCTCACTTTCTCCCCAGTCTAACCGATTCCCACACTCACAAACTTCTGTCCATTCTGCTATGTAGTTTCCACACTTAGGGCATCTATATAACGCAACGTCCTGCTTTTTTAAGTTCTTATGTCGTTCTCTTATCGGCAAGCTGTTAAATACAGCACCGATGTGTTCATAATCTTCTAACGTCATTGTAATCGTATCTCTTGCTTTAGCGGACTGGCAGAAACCACTGCCCACCAGTCCTAAGAAAACACCAATGATAACAAGTAAGATTTTTAATATCATTCTCCCACCTCTAAATCTTTCGCAAGCTTGAATCCTGTTCTTCCAACATTTCTAAGATTTTCTTTGATAAGTGTATTGCTTGGTGTTCTGTTTCTCTCGTACCAGTTCCAGTCGTTATCTTCTCTCATTTTTATTTTCATTTCATATCTTTTTTTATAGTTGATTTCTTCTTTTGCCATCTCTAGGCAAGCAATCATGTAATCTATTTGTTTGATAACGTCCATGTCAATCTCCTTTCGCTCTTAACATACAAAACAACAGTTCTACTATGCTTTTTCTTCTTAACCCTGTTCTGCAATTAGCAATTGTCTTTAAATACCATTTATTAACATCACTGTCTACTGTTATTTCTCCATCATAAAATCCATCTTTTGTACCTCTGACAGCTACCATTATTCCAAAGTTTGTAGATGAATCTGGATAATACTCTTGTATGTATTCCTTTAACTTCCCAGACCTAATATCTGTCAATAACTCTTTGCCGCACTCTAACGTTGTAACAATATAGTTTTTCTCTCCTAAAAAATTAAGTCCGTTTCCGCTGTAAACATCTTCTTTGCAACTTTTAATTTCATAACAAACGAAAATGCCTTTTTCTAAAGCTGATACACTACACTGTCCATCTGGTACAAATTGCATAAAGTCAACTCTTTTTGCTTTACCTGTACCATAATCTACAGTGACTTCTCGTGCATAGTGCTTTCCGATTCCTATTAACTTCTCTTTACAAAGAAGCTTGCTTAAGAAATCTGTTGTTGTTTTTCTTGAAATCATATTCTTTCTCCTTTACCACATAAGTTGTCCGTTTTCTGCTACCTTAAATTCTCTTTGCCCTGCAACATTCTTATCTTCTATCCACCACAGGAATACTTCTTCTCCAGATTCCCACTGTGTAGGAAGATTCTTTGCTTTTCTTGCTTCTAACATCCTGTCAAATGCTCTGATATAATTTAGTTTGAATTTTGGAAAATCGTAAAATTCCTTTAATCTTCCTTTTCTGCCTGCCATTGGGCAACCGATGCATCCAACTCTTTTATATCCACATTGATACAGTTCATTAGTGTATATATGTTCTTGATCTATGTAATTCCATATATCTTCCTCTTTCCAATCAACAATAGGATTTACAGTCATTTTTGCTTTCTGCATACACAATTCCGTGATTCTTCTTTTGGAATCGTTATCATTGCTAAGCATTACTGTATTGAATTTTTCTGCTGTCTTTTTACTACTTCCGATTCTTTCGAACTCATCCCACATATTTTTTCGTTTTGTGCTTTCGTCCCATCTAACACCTGTTGCAATATATCTTCCATTGCTGTTATTTTCCTTAAGTTCTTGACAACAATATCTTACAAGCCGTGTAGGCGGCATAAGTTTCTTAGGGATAAGATTCCACATTGTGATTCTAGTTCCGTCTGGCTTCCTTGGATAGTTAATACTGCACTTTATCCCCCCCTCTTCCAATTTCTTGAAATTGTCACGGACGTGCCACCACTGTTTGTGGTGCATCCGCTGTGGTGTGACTGTGCTGTACTTCAAAAGGAACTCCAGAACGTTTGAATAGTTCTAACAATACATCTGAGTCCTTGCCACCGCTGTATGTACAGATAAGTGGTTGTTTGTAATACTCAAGACTCATTTCTGATGCTGTTTTGATTCTTTCTATTGCTTTTTGTTCTAAGTCCATTGATACTCCTTTACTTCATCATGCTTCTGTACGGCTCAAAGAAATCTTCTTTTCTTAACTCACATTCGCACTTAAGACAAATAAAACTGCTTTGTATTTTCATATCTGAATTTATTTGTATATACTCTCTTCCAACGTCTTTATTGAATAACAAGCTATTGCAACATTTACATCTTGCTACTGGCATTTTTCTTTTACCCCACATCCTTGATATTAAGTTCTGCCGTTGCCGGTATAAATCTCATATATCCTGCATCTCTTATAATCTCATTTTCTGTTAAATCCACGATTTGTTTCTTTTCTTTTTCTGATTTAACCACAAGATAATAATGTTCATTTTTTTCGTCCATACAAACATCTCCAATCTTGAAATGACTTAATGTGTATGTTTTAATACTTGGTGTTTTTGCATTAATTTTCATCTTCTCCCACCTCTTTCAGTTGTTCTTCTAAACAATGTTTTAATGCATATATGATTGTATAATCTAAAGGACTAATCTTTTGCGGATCATGTTCTGCCATATACTCATACTTAAATATCTCTGATTCTAACGCACTGCTTAGCTTAATTGGTTCCAACGGATTCTCAATATCATCAAGAAACTGTGCTTTCATCTTTTTCTTGTATTCTCTCAACTCTTTCAGTTCTTCCAACCACTCTGCAAGTTGTTCATGTTCTTTCATGCATTCAATACACCTGTCAAGTTTTTCATCTTCTGCATTTGCACGATGTAACATAGCCTGTCTATATTTCTTTGTTGCAACATCTTTTGCGTGCTTAATAGCTTCTTCTAATTTCATTCCTCTCCCTCACTTTCTACCCCAAAGATGTATTTAAGAATCATGCCTCTTCCCACTGCTTCGATGGCATCGTCTAAAACTTGTTTTGATGTGAACGGTACCGCTCCAAGTGGTCTGCGAACACTCCACACTTCATAGTCAAGTTTTTCATCACTGCTATCGTTATATGAAAGGTAAAAACTATCACTGTGTATTGGACCATTATGCTCCTTTGCATACCGTTCAAGTTCAACTTCTACTTTTCTTTTTTCTACATCAAATAACGCTTTCTCTCTTATCAAAAAGACGTTTCCAAGTTCCCATCTTTTGTTATCTACAGCGGTATCTTGCCACGTATCACATTCAACCCATCCATGACTATTGGCAAAAAAATACTCTTGCCCATACTCTGGTTTCTTTACCTTTGCATCCTGTTTCTTGTCTGGTTCTTCTCCATTCATCTTCCCAACGAGTCTGTAAAACTCTTTTTCTTCTGCTTCTGTTAGATTTTTAATTCCCATTTTCTCCACTCCTTTACTCTTCATTCTCTCCCCTGCCGTTAATAGCAGGGGAAATCATGACTTATACAATAGCGAGTTGTATTGTAACTTATGCGTTGCTAGGATTCTTTTATTTAGTTGTGTGTGGTATACAAAAATCCTGTGCAACAAGCCTTTTCTGGCTTGAGTCTCTGCCTAATAAAAAATGAAAAATGGAAGAATCTGAAAATACAAAAAACATTATTTACAGTTACTTAGGCAGAGAATCAAACCAGAAAAGTATTATTTGGTTTTTATTTCCAATAAACTGCACTAGATGTAACATGAATACCTCTAGGTTTCCTTTTTTTACACTTCTGTTCTGCTTCAATTTCTTTTCTTACTTCATTCCCAAATTTTTCTGTCCAAAATGTAATCAAATACTCTGGAATCTTAAACATTTGTGAGCAAGATTTTGACGTATTGTTTTTTGTCAGTCTTGTCTTTACTACCATTTTTATGTATTCACGAGAATATGGGGCGTTTTCTTCTTTGTCTTCATCTAAGTTCTGTTTTTTCCATTTAAAGAGGGTGGATGAATCAATGCCGTATTCTTTCGCAACGCTCTTTACCTCATGTCTTGCGTTACTTTCCGCAACAACTTTTCTTTTAAATTCTGTTGTGAATTTCTTATACCCCATCTTTTTCCACCACCTTTCTGTAGATTGCCACGTTTCTGTCTGTTAGGCTGTCGTGTCGTTTACCGCATACCTCAATACATCCGTCCTGCACTAACTCCGTTAGCCGTGGTTGTACCTGCTGCCTTGTCGGTTCTAAGACTTTTTTATGCTTATACAATACCGTTGCGATCTCTCGTGCTGTCATAGCTTCGTATTCAAGCTGTTCAAGAATTAAGATATGTATTGCTTCTTTATTAATCTTTTTGTGGGATTCTCTTCTGGTCTGCTTGGTAATGGAATGGCTTCTAAGTGCTGTTTCATTACCAAAAAAACTCATTTGATACATTTTCCATCACTCCTTTTTCCTTACTCTAATTGCTTATGTAGTAACTGCATTTCTAAATCATCAAAGTCATAATCTCTCTCGCATTCTAAGACACTTGCAGGATTCCTCTGTGGCTTCGGTTCTGGTGGTTTCTCGTAGTTCTCGTCCAGATAACCACTGTTAAAGAATGTCGAGCCGTTCTGTGGCTTTCTCCACGAAGCATCCTTTTCTAATCCATCCAGATACCGTTCCAATGCCCTCTGTATGTGTTCCTCTCCTATCTGGTACAACACTTTTTTCTTGGTATCGGATACCTGCCCTTTTCCTTTTTTGCTTGGATACTTTTTCCAGAGTCTTTCAAAACATTCATTGATTGCTTTTTTGTTTGACTTCTCGCAATTTTCTTTTGATTTCTCGCAATTTTCCTTTACTTTTTCCTCTGGTTGTTCCATTTTTCGTTCCACTGTTTGTTCCATTTTTGTTCCATTTTTAACTGCCGTAGTTGTTCCTGCAACTTGTCCACAATCTATGTAGTTTTGGTACTCATTAACTGTGTATATCGTGTATTTATTTGTGCTTTTTGTGGATATGTACCCAGTGTCCTTTAGTTTCTTTAGTGCTGTTCGGACCTGCGATTCTGTTAAGCCTGTCTCTGCACTGATTCTTGTTATAGAAGAAACAAATTGCCCTGCCTTGATTTCTCTGCCGCAGTACCGCTTGTCCTCTAAATTTGTATGTAGCAGGCAGTGGTAAAACAATCTAAATACATTTGTGTTTTCATACCATTCCCAGTCTGTATTTATATTTATGTTCATTCACTGCCCTCCTACATTTATTTATCGTTATCCTCATGAATAGTAATTTCTATCCTTGGATTTTTCGAATCTACTCTAAAGTGGTCTATAAATCCTAGTACATACCTCTGTCCGTCTCCGGGGAATGTTCCAGATTCTACTAGACTGTCTAAGACAAATTTCTTAGCAAATGCAACATTGTCTGGATCACGTCTTTTATTTTTTTCATACCATGTAATCTCAACGATCACTGGGAAATTCAATTTCTTTTTGCGTAACCATAACGGTATGCTGTATTTACAGATTCTTTGGTTTTTTTTCTTGCAGTCAGCACCTTTATATGCGTTAGTCCTGCATGATTGTGTATAATCGTTCAATCCGTCCAGTCTGCCTTGAATAGTGTATGTTACAGCCATGACTTGCCAAACTCCTTTATAAACTCTTCTCTCGTGCCTATCTTTTCTTCAAATGCCTTTTGTGCCATCTTCTTATACATAAGGTCATATCTGGCATTTAAATGTGCGGATTGTTTACCGCCTGTATGGTGTTCGTGGCACAACGGAATCACTAAGTTATACTTATCAGCTTTCTTCCTGTTTGCTGTCCCATGTAAACAGTGGTGTATCTCTACATAAGGACTTCCACATAATTTACAATGTTCCATATCATCAACGATGATTGACTTTTTCTTTCTCAATCTTAAGTCCCCACCTTTCTTCCATTTCTGCGATTTCCTGTGGTGTTGCTGTCTCAATTCCAAGCTCTTTTGCTTCTTCCACCGTTCCTTTTATCAATTCAGACATTTCCTTTGTGTCGTATGTATGGCTACCACGCATTACCAGATTGATTCTGAATAACTTACCTGCCTTATTGGTAGTTGTCTGAGTTGTCGGCTGTAGATGGCAAAATTCAAGGTCATACACTTCTATATCGTTATCTAATGGAAGTGATACAAGAGAACCATTTATAATCTCATGCTGTCCGTACTCTGCTATGAGTTTGTTCTTTATATATACCTTGCTGTTATCCGTTACTTCTGCAATCTTTCCAACCAATACATGAAAGTATGCATTGGCATCTAAACTCCTGCCCTCACGGTACTGAACGACCTTAAGTCTACATTCCTTATCTTTCAGTCGGTCATATTCCCCTCGTATGTCTTTTTCACACACAAGGGAAATAACCTGCTTACCGCTTTCAAAATCAATTGATATATCATGAATTTTGGCTTTAGTTTCCATCTAATCAGCTCCAAATCTTTCTTACGTTAGCCTTGTCTTTGTTGGCTACAATGTACTGATATTCTCCCTCGGTAATTTCTGAAATATCTTTATGATGATAAGATGTAAGAATCTTGTTAATATCAAATGCCATTTCATCACACAGACTCAAAAGTGTGTCCTGTTTGATTTTTGAAATCTTCATAGCTCTGATTGCTTCTGCGTTGTTATCGTCTGTCTGCTTGTCAGCTCTTGCTTTACGTTCTTTCTGATTTTCGTCCGTATCAGCATCTTTTGTATCATCCAGTAAGAAGATTCCATTTAAGGCATACTTACGTGCATAAGATGATGCTGTACCTGTTATTTGAGAATCATCCATTCCTTTTTTATTAAGTGCTTCTCTTGCAAGTGCTGTTGTTACTACACTTGCTTCTGTTTCAATGTCCTGCACCTTTACCGTTGCTTTTACATAGACACGATCGCCAACGGCTATTACATCATCTGTTATGTACATCGCAAGCTTCTGTTCTTCCAGAAGTGGTTTCACAGCTTCTAAGATTCCCTCTGCGTTGCGGTACATATACCCACCGAATGAGTTTCTTAGATTTTTTGGTGCTTTCAATGTTGTCTGAATCTTCATCATCTTTTCATGTATTGTCATGTTATCTATCTCCCCTCTGGTTCATATTCTCCGTTATACGGAATGACGTTTCCCTGCTCGTCACACTCTTTCACACTGCATACATCATCAAAACGAGCTTCTTTTAGTTCCTCTAATTCCTTTTTGAATTTTGGATTTCCTGTAAACACGTCCCACATATACTCTAGTAGCCATGTTTTATCTTCTTCGTTGTTTCTTGCCTGCTTCCAGATATATTCTGTTGCATCTTCTTCTGGGATTACTGTCCCATTTTCGTCTGTATAGCCTGTCACAATCATGACTACTCACACTCCTTTGCTTCTTTAAGAATCTCTTCTACATCAAATTCTTTTGGTACTGTTTCTTCCTGCTCATTTTCTTTAAGCATTGCAAAAAGTCTAAGCACACTTGCTGTATATGCTAAATTTTCAAAAATGGTTTCAATAGCATCGTTATTCGCCATTCTTTCATTTAAGATTGTATTTGCGTTATCAAATGCTTCTTCTTTGTTGTATATCCATTCTTCATTATCTTGTCCGTAAAGTTTTACAATAAGTTTGCTATAAAACTCTGTCATGCCTGTTGCAATTTTTTTATCTGCTACCTTATTTTCCTCTTCTGTAAACCTTGGGTCTCTAGTTTCTTTCACTGCTTCAATAATTACTTTTCTTGCTGCATCCTTAAACTCTTTTTTTGTAATAATCATTGTCACATTCTCCTTTTCCTGCTATACTGTTGTTATACATTTTTTGTTAAGCACTTAAGACCTGCCATGTCTGGGTGCTTTTTTTCATTTCCATCCATCACGCTCTTGTGCGATTAATGCCAGTCCTGCGGCTACGCAAGTACCCATAAACCAGAATGGCATTAACTCTAATCCGCAGACTAACAGTCCACACCCCATCATGAATGCTCCCATTTTCATTTAGAATCCTCCTCTCTGCATTGCTTGGTTCTCATTTGTTAGCTTTCTTATTCTCCATTTTTCAAATCTTTCTGTATCGAAAAATATAGGAGAATTGGACTTAGGACCTTTTTGTGCAAAGTCTTGTCCACGTTCCCGATAAGCTTCATCCAGAAACGACCTCGGGAACCCCATTTTCACAAGCTCTCCCATCTTCATAACTGGTTTCGGGTACTCCATGTTTACCTCACTTTCTCCGCTTCTTCCTACGGTAGTATCCTCTTTTCTTCATTCCTGCCTGTCTGAACGCCACTTTCTTGTATTTGCCGTTCTTCTTAGCTTTAATTCTTTGTCCCATTCTCTAAGTCTCCATCAATATCGGTGTGATAGTTGTTAACTCCGTTTCCGTCCTGCTGAACGTATTCATATGAGTTGAACACATATATCCACACTGTATTTGTCGTAACCAATGCAATGAATGTAATTAACCAGATTGCAAACCATCTTTTTGCTGTCCGTTTACTTTGCTCAATTACCTCTGTTGCAAAGTATTCTTCTAAGTCTTTCCACTGCTTTGTTTTATCTTCCATTCCGCACCTCTTTCTTGCGGTGTTAAAAAAATTGTGTTATAATTTCCTTACCGCTAAGCTATGGTTAGTGGTTACATTCGCCCTGTGTGGTAGTTCTAGTACCGCATGGGGCATTTTTATTTCTTTCGTGCTTCTCTTCTCTTTTTACTTCTGTAGTTGTCGATTAATACAGCTGTGATTTCAAATGCAATTACTCCTACAGCTCCTACAAATATTCCTAATTGAAATGGTGGAATATACATTTCTGTACTCCTTTCTGTGTTATAATCTCCTTAGGAGGTATACTATGTCTAAAAATCCTTTACCGCATCTTGATAAACCAGATGAAGAAACCATTGATAAAATGAAATCTTCTGACTATTCCAAAAATCAAAAGGTTCAAGATGAAATTTTAAAATTTTTAGAAAATGATAAACAGCTTATCAAAGCAATTCGTAAAGAATGGTTATGGACTAAAGGTATGGTCCTTATCAATACTGCTTTAGCTTTTATTTCTGTTGTCATTGCTTTTATTTCGCTATTAGTAGATATACATAAATAGCAAGCATTACTATCATCAAAATCAATGTAGCAAGCTTTATGAAGAAGAGAGTTCTTAAAAACATTAAGTCTCTCTTTTTTTGTTTTCTCGTTCTGCCGTAATTTAGGTAATAGAACAAATCATCAAAATTCATATACACCCTCTTTTCTGCTATCTTCTAAGCTTCATAGCTCTTATCGTCAGTCTATTTAAGTAGCAATCTCACAATCGTAAGTACCAATGCTGTACAAGAAAGCACAAAAGATATTCTTGTAATCAATGGGTACTCTGACCATGCTCTCATTTTTTTATGAGAATATCTTTTCTTCACTGCTTGTCCTCACTCTCCCATCTTGTCGATAAGTTCTTTTAACTCTTTAACCTCTTCATCCTGTTCGGTTAATTCAAACTTATCGCAGTTCTTGTAAAGCATTTCTGCTATTTTCTTCAAAAGTTTCTTAGTTCTTTTTAACATCTACTCACTCTCCTCTAAAAAATAATCTACTGTCACACCAAAGTAATCAGCTAATGCCTTTAACTTTTTGATGCCCGGTTTACTTCTTCCTGTTTTCCAATCCGTAAACGTAGACCTTACAATTCCTGTATCTTCTGACACTCTGTAATCTGTCAAATTCCTTTTGTCCCTTAACGCACAATATTTTTTATACATATTTACTCCTTTCCGAACGTTTCTATTGATTTTAGTTCGGAAATCAGTTATAATATGAAATGTAAAGAAAAATCATAACAAGAACTTACCAATGGCTGTTCTTTTTTCCGAACTTATGGTTATATTATAATTCGGATTCTAGAACTTGTCAATAGTTTTTGTACGGATTTTGGAACTTTTTTAAAAAGGCGGTGCTCTATGTACGAAATTTATCAAAAACTGCGTGACGAAAGAGGTCTGAAAGATTCTGATGTAGCAAGAGAAGCTAGCGTTTCTAAGTCGACTTTTTCTGATTGGAAAGTTGGTAGGAGTAAACCGGGCATCAAAAAGTTACAGAAGATTGCCGATTTTTTCGGTGTAACAGTTGATTACCTCATGACAGGAAAGGAGGAGGATAAAAAAGAAAACAGTGTAATAGACATCAAAGACGAACTGGAAAGAATGAGAGATTTACTTAAAAACAGGACTAGACACCCTATCTACTACGATGGGGAAAAACTTGACGATGAATCTCTTGATGCGATATTAGCTCAGTACGAAATGTCACTTATATATCTTAAACAGAAAAATAAGTGAAGAAAGGATATGAATGTATGAATCATAATCAAATTAAATCTATTGTATACAATTTGATTAAAAAATACGAAACCAGAAACCCCGTTAGACTTGCAAAAGAATTAGACATAATCATCCAGATCGGGGACTTAAAAAAAATATCTGGTTGCTATTTAAAGATTCACGAAAGAGATTTTATTTACATAAACGAAAAATTATTAGAAAACGAAAAAAAGTATTACGAAGTATTAGCTCATGAGTTAGGTCATGCAGTCCTGCACAAAGAAGATTTTTATTTCTTCTCATTCGGCAAGAACTGTTATGAGAACTCTATCGAACAAGAAGCACAGACATTTGCTTCTGAACTTTTGATACCAGACGAAGTGATACTTGAACACAAAGATTATACAAAAGAGCAACTTGCAATGCTGACAGGATACACCCCTCAGCTAATTGCATTCAAACAGCTCTAATGTTTTTCTTTTTTTGTTTTATTTTTTTCTTTTTAATTAAATATAAATATTAATTATTATA